AACTGTGAAAGGATGGTTCGGATTAGGTAATGGAGACAATGGAGATCCTGGGGTAGTAAAGGGTGGAAAAGGACGATGAACGACGTTCAATTCCTTCTTGTATGGATTATGAGCTTCTCGTTATATTTATTAATTTATACTTATTGGATACCGCTAAAAACTCAAAAGAAAATCGAGACTTGGTTATTGAGTAGCGAGTCTGATGCCGCACTTAATGAAGGTCTTGATGTTATTGTTAAAAGTATTAGAGAACAAACATTACAGGACTTCGAGGATTTTATGATGCCGCAAGCGCGCGAGAGTCTTAAAAAGTTCTGGGCTGGGGCAATGGGAGCCGCGGCTAAAGAACTTCAAGGTTCTGAGGAGGGCTCTCAACTTTCTCTTATGCATAGTATGGCTGACGAGTTAAAGGATCAACCCTGGTATATACAGGCGGCCGCTTCAAAGTTAATACCCATTATTAACAAAGCGGCCGAAAGTTCCGACAAGGTTAAGACTGTAACCAAGACAGCTAACAATTTCGGGTTTAAGTAATTGCCTTGTAGCAATGTCTACAGTAGGGAGCTCTATTCCTTGTATTGTCTGGAATCATTCCCTCGCAACGTTTACAAATCATTCTATATACTCCTTAGCTTCGCGTTTAGAATCAAAAACTGCTGCGTTTGCTATTAGTTCTAATGCACTAATAACTTGCTCTCTGTTTTTGTAAGGCCCATCAATTTGTATAAACTCATCTGCTTCAATATCTGGTATTATGTAATAACTCATTTTTCACCCCCTTTTACAATGTATCATTTTTTTCCTCAGGTGCGAACTCCATAATATCAATTCTCTCTTGTTTGCTTTCCTGACATTCATTACAACCCTGTAAACCTTGTCTAGTTTGCTCAAAAGTGTTTTCGTGGCTATAAGGTTCTTTACATTCTGGACAGTTATAGAATTGCTTCCAGAACGTTTCCCAAGTACCTGTCTTTTCGTAATACCGACGGGAGCACTCATCACACTGTTTGCCTATTTTAGTTTCCTGCAATTTACTAAAGCATACGTTACATATTTCCTTATGATAAAATGATGCCGCAACTTTAGTGAATAATTCAGACCTGTTTATCCCGTTCTCTTTTAGGAACTCAATGAACTTAACAGGTGCATTGACATTAATGACTTTAGTTACAATCTTATTTCCGTCACTATCCTTCTTTTCAGGACGTCCTACAGGTTTAGCCATTTAGTCCTCCAATATAGATTTTAAGAAGTTAAGAACAACTTCTGGGTTAAGTTCTGGATCTTGTCCCTTATTAATTTTTTGCTCAAGCCAAGCTATACCACCTTCTAGGTTTATTCTCTTTTGTTTGTTCAAATACATTGTCTTACCTACTTAGCCATCCAGTAGGGGTATATAATTGTTTAGTTAATTAATTACCTTTACAAAAGGTGTCCCCCCAAATCCCTAACCCTGTTTTTACTTTCGATAATAGATATTATTAAAAGTATTATAAGAACTATTTGGTTTTTGACACAAAAAAATAAGACGGGCTATAATAATAATAATAATAATTAACTAAATAATTAATATAATATATAATGAAATGCTTTTTTTTGCTTGTTAGGTGCTTTTTTCTGCTTAAAAGTGCTTGTTAGTTGCTTTTTAGGTGCTGTACTGCTGTATGTTTCGTGTTTCTTAGCGCTTTCGTTTGCTATCTGGATCCTTTCGACCCGTCAGATTTAAGTAGCTACTCATATCTGAGTATCAATGCCTAAGGGAAAAGGTCTCTACAAGCGTAAAGGTGCCCAAGGACGTATTATGTACTTCCGAGACGGGAAAATGATTTCTAAAAAATCTTACCTTGCTTCAATGACCCGTCGGGGTTCTACCAAGAGATCTAACCCTAGGCGTTCAACAAGAGGAAAAACAATGGCAAGAAGAAAAACATACAGCCGCAGACGCCCAGCTATGCCGCATCCGTCAGTAACGGGAATGGCCGCAGGTCTTACAGTGGCTTCGTACCTTAACACGGGAGGACCTGGGGTTTTCAGTTCTACTGATGTTATTAAATCTGTAACAGACGGAAAACTAAGTAACGCACTTAATCTGTTATCTAAAAACGCAATTAATTTAGCAAGTTCCACAACAGGAAAGCAAGCATTATCGTCTGCGATAGTCTTAGCAACTGCTGGAGGATTAGCAAGAAAATGGTTCCCATCCGTTAAATTGGGAGGAAATAAACTTTACTTCAAAATATAAGTAAAGGGAAATAAATAAAAATGTCAGGACTACAAACAAGAACGTATACGCTCGCTGGTCAAAGCTTTACAGCTGGGACCTTCGTAAATATTAGCTCATTAATGGGCTCAAGCCAAAGTACAACTAACCCTGAGGGAATGACTAAGGTCGTAAGGATCTCAATGAGTTGTACACCTCAGCAAGATTCAGCCACAGATGGAATATCAATTTTTAAATTTGCAGGGGACGGGGTTTCCGTGCAACAAATTTTTAGTGGCCCAGGGTGGAGCAATCAGGCCGCAGGACCTCTCGGAGGTAATGACGGACAACCAGTAGTAATGGAAAACTCTAACGGGCTTTTCGATATTATCCCAGGTAATCAAATAGATTTCAGTGCCAGTGTTACAACTGCTGAATCTTGCGACGTTTCGATTTCAATCACCTATAGCGCTTAAGATGGCCATAGGTGGCGGTGGAAGCGGTGGCGGACCAGTCGGAGTAGGCAACAGCTTCGTAGGGCCTCAGGAAGCTCTCGAAATAGCTGGAAACTTTGCTTACGCATATAATCAAGTAGGTTCTGACCTTTTACAAACACCAACAGCAACCTTAGTTTTTACAAGTGGTAATTATCTATTCGTAGGTCACTGGACAGTTAGTGGATCGGTTAACAAAGATGGTGTAAGTACTACCGGAGGGGTAGATCAATTTTATTTTAAACTTAACGGATCAACTGTAATGAGTATAAAATCAGATACAAACGATGAAGAAAGCCCTACAGTTTATACCGTTCCTGTAATAATTCCCGCTTATACTGAAGTTGAATGTTTAGCAAATTGCACACTCAATAATGCTAATTGGGTAGTTTCCAATTCATTAACAGGTCGTATCTACAGAGATTAATGTCTAAGTATGCTTTAGTTCCTGATGGTTTCACACTTAAGAAAGTATCAAAGGCAGAGGAAGACGCATTAAAGGATCATAGAAAACATGAAGACGTCAAAGCTTTATTAGATAATTCAAATACTCCTTTAATAATTGGAGCGGGGGCCTTCTTGGTTTTTACTCCCTTTTTAATGAAAGCTATTTTAGATAAATTACAAGAGGAAGGTGTAACTATTCCAGACGTAGTGTATAATAATCTACAAACACACCTCCCCTATAGCCCTCCCGCTCTTATTTTAAAAGGTCTTGGAGGTGTCCCTGGAGCCTGGGATGCTTTTTTAAAAAAGGATGAAGAGCTTGAACAAACTGTGAAAGGATGGTTCGGATTAGGTAATGGAGACAATGGAGATCCTGGGGTAGTAAAGGGTGGAAAAGGACGATGAACGACGTTCAATTCCTTCTTGTATGGATTATGAGCTTCTCGTTATATTTATTAATTTATACTTAT